TATGACTTTAGCAGAGTTTGAAGCTAAGGCTAGAGCAGGTGGTTTTGATAAGGAATTAAATTCTGCTTACTATAAATCTAGAATTGCTAGACTGCAGAAGCTGTACAGACAATATCAAGAATTAGCTGCTAGATATGCTGATGAAGAAGAAAACAATATGGCTTTAGGTTTGGCTAAACGCTATGAGGATACTTATTTATTAGAAAATTACAATAAATATTTAGTAGTAGGTGGCTTAGACGTTAACTTCACTCATTTTAATGAGCAAGAATTAAAAGATATCGTTTATCAACCGTGGCAAGGCGGTAATTTTAGTAAAAGAATTTGGAACAACTACACCAAAGTTATGCCTGAAGTGCTGACTGATACGATGTTTAGATCAACTGCTTTGGGCTATTCTTATAATCGTATTGAACGAATGCTAAGAGATAAATTTCAAGGTGTGGTTAAATCCAATATTCATCGTTTAGTTGTCACTGAAATGGGACACGCTGCAGAAGAAGCTACAGCAAAGTTCTATGAAGATTCAGACATTAAGCAGTATCAATACTTAGCAACGTTAGAAACTCACACTTGTGAAGCTTGTGCTCACTTAGATGAACGTATCTTTAATGTTAAGGATAAAAGAGAGGGTATCAATTATCCTTTGTTGCATCCATACTGCAGATGCACCACAGTTGGTTATATTGAAGGCTTACCTGATATCCCAACACGATGGTATCGTGATCCGATTACTGGTAAAGGTAAATGGACACGGAATATGACTTACAATGAATGGGTTAAGGCTACTGGTGTAAAGCCATTTAATAAAAAAGAATTTATGGCTGTTAAGTCTGGAGTTTTGTCAGAACGTGATATTGAACGTGGAAGACTTAGAAGTAGAAAGAATTTAATGCTATCAGGTGTTTATCATAATGGTACTAATGCAGTAGATCTTAATTATATTAAGTCTGAAGAATATAAGAAAAAGTTCTCAAAGATATCTGGTAATGCTAAGCTTAATTCTCAAATTTATAAATATGCTAAAGCTATGTTAATCAATAGAAATGGTACTGATCATGAAGATAGCTATATCTTGGATTCTAATGGTAATGTTGTTAATAGAACACTAAGTAAAAAGGATGAGTTACTTCAAGTATCTCTTTCAAGTGATGCTTTGAAGCACATTCACAATGATTTTGAAGCAGGAACATTGATTGGTGTTCATAACCATCCTACTAACATAGGGCCTAGTGGTAGTGATTATGCAACTGCTAATAAGAGAAAATATAAATTTGGTATTATAATTACCCACAATGGTGATATTTATAAATATTCTGCTGACAAAGAAATCTTAAGCTCATTCATAGACAAAACAATTGATAATATTAGAAGGAGTAGATATAATCAAAGTGAAGATCAAATAATTAAAGAAACTATTAGAAGATTGAAAGGCTGGGGGATAAAATGCGAAAAGCTGAAATAAAAGAATATGTAGATGAATTAGTAAAAACCCCTGGTACTGATGCTACTGGCTTGACTGAATTTGAAAAAACATTCAGTGATGAAGAGTGGGATTACTTTATGGATCTACTTTTAGAAAAGCAAAAATTAGTGGCTGCAGGAAAATTAACAGTTCCTGAACCACTAGTAGGTTAAAACATTATTGAAGTAAATTAATTTAAATAAGAGAATCGTTTAACAACGGTTCTCTTTTTGTTTGGTGAAGTTATGAAAAAACTGTGGGAAAAGTTTCGATATAGTAAATGGTTTGCAATTGTGTTGCAAGTTTTATTTGTAATAATTGCTTTTATAGTACTTTCAGTTATAGGAACTTTAATAAATGTTTGGTTTGTTCATTTTATGAAAGATACTTTTGGAATTAATGTTTATTGGACATTACATTAATAGTTGTTTGCCCTGAGCATTGGCGTAAAACTGCTCTTTTTGTATGCCTTGTGAGGGGCGGTCTCGTATTAAAGCGTGTGAAAGGTAAGGAGAATTTATATGAAAAGAGATCAATTGAAAGAATTAGGTTTACAAGATGATGTCATTGATAAGGTTATGAGCATGAACGGTACTGATATCGAAAAGGCTAAATCAAGTAATGCCGAAATGGTTCAAGAAAATAAATCGTTAAAAGCTCAAATTGCAGAGCGTGATAAAGATTTAAAGAATTTACGTAAGAATGCTAAGGATAATGAAGAATTATCTAACTCATATAAGGAATTACAAACTAAATATGATAAAGATACTACTGATTTATCTAATAAATTATCGAAGATTCGTCTTAACAGCGCTCTTGATCAAGCTTTAATTAAGTCTAATGTTCGTAACACTAAGGCCATCAAAGGTTTTTTGGATATGGATCAAATTAAACTTGATAAAGATGGTAATTTAACTGGTTTAGATGATCAGATTAGTTCAATTAAGAAAACTGATGCCTATTTGTTCGATGAAGGCACTAAGCAAAACTATGAACCAACCAATGGCAAGCCTAATAAACCTGATGAAGTTCAAGAGATGATTAATGTATTTAAAGGAGAAGGTAAATAATGGCAGAAGTTATTAATTATGCTGACAAGTACCAACAAGCGGTACAACAAGGTTTTTATGATGGTCACTTATACAGTGCAGCTCTTTGGAATTCACCATCAAACTCACAAATTCAATTTGATGGGGCAAAACATATTAAGGTGCCACGTCTAACAATTACTGCAGGGCGTAAAGACCGTCAACGTAGAACCATCACAACCCCAGAAGTTAACTACAGCAATGATTGGGATTCATATGAATTAACCAATGAACGTTACTGGAGTACTTTGGTTGACCCTTCAGATATTGATGAAACTAACATGGTGGTATCAATTGCTAATATTACCCGTCAATTCAACTTAGATTCAAAGATGCCTGAAAAGGATCGTGAGATGTTCTCCAAATTGTATCAACAAAAGGTTCATTATGATGGCACTGATGGTGTTCATACTGAATCAATTGATGAAAAGAACGTTCTTAAGTTGTTTGATGAAATGATGAGTAACTTTGATGAAGCTCGTATTCCTGCTCAAGGTCGTATGCTTTATGTAACTCCAAAGATGAATTCAATCTTGAAGCGTGCAGATGCTTTGAACCGTGCTATTGTGGTTTCTGATCCATCTAACATTGTTCGCACTGTTCACTCATTGGATGAAGTAACTATTATTGTTGTTCCATCAGATTTAATGCAAACAACTTTTGATTTTGAAGTTGGTTCAAAGCTTAAAGATGATGCTAAGCAAATTGATATGTTCTTGATTGAAAATGGTATTCAGATTGCACCTGAAAAGTACTCATTCGTTGGTTTTGATCAACCTTCAGCATCTACTTCAGGTAACTACCTTTACTACGAACAATCATACGATGATGTTCTTATGCTTAGCACCAAGACTAAGGGTTATGAAGTTGTTGTTAGTGATCCTGTTGGCGTTAAGGATTTATCAGATTCTTCTAAGTTTGGCAAGAAAACCGATACTGCTGATGTAAAGCTAACTGCTGACAGTACTGATGTAAAGCCTACAGATGCTAACACTGTTGAAGAAATCAAGGCCTACTTAGATAAGCACCATATTGATTACACCGGTAAGACCACGAAATCAGATTTGTTAGCTTTAGTAAAATAGTAAAGCGGTGATTGAATGGATAAAGAACACATTGTTAATCAAGTTAAATTACTAATTCCTAACAACAATGAAAATCCTGATTATGATAAGATCATTGATTTTACAGTTGATAAAATCATGAATGATATTGCTAATTACTGTAATATTCCAATTGATGAACTGCCTAATGAATTATCTACTGTAGTGGTTAACATGGTAGTTCAAGCAATTAAGGTAAATGGTTTTCTTGATGGTGAGAGTGCTGCTAACATTCAATCACTAAATGAAGGTGATACCAGTGTTACATTTAAGCCTATGAGTGATATTTATTTAGCTCTTCAAGGTTTAAATCCTATTACGGATAATTACACTAATATCTTAAATAATTTCAGGAGGCTACCAGAATGAGCCAATTTGAAGGTTTAAAAAAGGTAGTCTCATTGTTATGGACGGATAAAGCAAAGATCACTGGTACTAAAAAAGTGACTAAAAACCACATTACTAATAGTGTTGAAACCACAATAGTAGAAAATGAACCTTGCAAAGTTGTTCTTAAAGGACAATCTGCAGGTACTCAAACTATTTTTGGCACTGATGAAGCTGATGCTAAATTATTAATTCGTAATGGCATTGATATTCCTGCTGGGGCGGTTATTTATATTACTGATCAAAACGGTAATACTACTAAATACAAACGTTCTAGCAAAGGGTATTCTGGATATTACTCACATCAAGAGATTGCAATGGTAAGGGATGAAAAAGCATGAGTTTGGGAACTGTTGATGATGCAGAATTTCAAGCTTGGGCTAGTCGTGTTAAAGGAAGAGTAGATAGTGGCCAACTCAAAGAAGAAATAGGCCAAAGCACTAAGCGTATTGGTGTTCAAGCGATTAGAACACTTAAAGCAAATACTCCAGTTGACACTGGTACTTTGCGTAAAGCTTGGACTGCCGAAGGCCCTTCTGTAAGTGGTGGCGGCTGGGTTGTTAAAGTAAGTAATCCTACTGAATATGCTTCCTATGTTGAAAGTGGCCACAGAACTCGTAACCACAAGAACTGGGTACCAGGCCAATTCTTTATGAAGAATTCCTTGAATGCGATAAACTCTCAACTGCCTGATCTGATAACACCTGGCTTATGGGCTTTTAGGGATTTACTATCATGACAATAATTGAAAGAATAGCGGATGAGTTAGCTCGTATCTCACCGAATACAACAATTTACACGGAGAATCAACCTAATGGGTTTGATGAACCGTGTTTTTTTATAGGCAGAGCAGGAAATACAACTCAAAAACCTGAACTTTTTGACTATGAAGTTAGAAAAATGCCATTTCAAGTTGTTTATTTTCCACCAGAAGAAAATGCTAATGAAGCATTAGATGAGATGGAAGCACTGCTAATGGACAATCTAACTGTATTGCCTGATTTTGCTTATTTAAGAAATCGTGAATTCAGTGTAGATACTAATGAACATACGTTGACGTGTGATTTTGATCTTGTTTTACGGATGTATAAATCAGATCTTTCATTAAAACAAAGGAGTTTAGATTTAAATGCAAGAGCAAAAGGAAACAACAGGGAATAACATCAAAGTTAAGCGCGCCGAAGTTGAGTATACTAAAGCTCAAATTAAGCAAGCCAATTTATTCCCCGGTACAAATAACACGGCATTGATTAATGTCGCGTTAGAAGACAACAAAACTTATACAATTGCCGAAGCTAAGAAGGCAATTAAGGATTTTAAAGGAGGTATGTAATAAATGGCAGGTGGAACTTGGAGAATGCAAAACAAAGTAAGACCGGGTGTTTACATTAACGTTCGAGGTGATGGTAAGTCAGCGTTAACCACACCATTGGGGCGTTTATTGATGTTCCAAAACAAGCCTCTGGGTTGGGGCAAGAATGGCATCATTGAATTAAAAGCTACTAGTGATTTTACTGCGCTAACCGGCCACAAGAATACTGATGAAGTATTGGCTCCAGTCTATGAAGCTTTAAAGGGTGCCGAAACGGTATTGCTTTTAAACGATTTTACTGGTGGCGCTAAATCTACTGCTACTAAGACCGGTGTTTATACCGTTAATGCAAAATATGAAGGTGAACAGGGCAATAACATTAGTGTTAGTTTTGTTCCTAGTCCCTTGGCTGATGGTGCAAACACTCAAGATGTAACTGTAACTACTATCTTTGGCACTAAGCAAGTTGATCAAGTAAAAATCACTTTACCAAAGGCAAGCGCCGATGCAATTGCTAAAGCAGGTTTAACTAAAGAAGACCAATTGGAAATTCACAATGACTACGTAGATATTACTTTTGGTACTACCCCAGCAGAAGTAACTAGTGAATTAAACAGCAAAGGAGAATATCCACTATATACCGCAATTTATAATGGCTTAACTCAAAGCGCTACAAACGTTACTTTAACAGGCGGTACTAATGGTACTAATAATGTAGTCGATGACATGCATGACTACTTGGAAAACGAATATTATGCTGTAGCAACTACTGCTGGCTGGGAGGAATCAAGCAACATTCACAAGCTTTTAGCCGAAGAAACTAAGCTTTTACGCGAAACCGTTGGTATTAAGGTTCGCGCCGTTATTCCTAATACGACCGGTGTGGCTTACAACTATGAAGGTGTATCAACCGTTTTGAATGGTTATGTACTTAATGATGGCACTGTAATCAGTCCTAACATTGCTGCAGCTAGATTTGCTGGTATGAGTGCTAGTGCTACACCAGATCAAGCATTAACTTATACCCAACTTGATGATGCTGTAGAAGCTAGCCCAAAATTAAACAACGACAAGACTATTGAAGCTTTAAATGCTGGACAAATTGTGTTTACCACATTGGCTGGTAATCGCGTGGTGATTGAACAAGACATTAACTCACTCACTAAGTTTACTAGCGAAAAATCTAAAGACTTTAGCAAGAACAGAATTATTAGAACACTTGATGAAATTTGTACTAATACTACTCAAACATTTGAAACTAGTTTCTTAGGCAAAGTTTCCAATAACGAATATGGCAGAGACTTGTTTAAAGCTAACCGTGTGAGTTACTTGTCCGGATTAGAATCACAAAACATGATTCGTGACTTTGATCCTAATGATTTAAGCTTGGCTCAAGGCAATGATAAAGACGCCGTATTAATGGATTTATATGTAACCCCAGTTGACGCAATGGAAAAGCTTTACGTTAACTTGGTAGTTAGATAGAAAGGATAAATAAATGGCAACAACTTTAGAACAAGTTCTTCATGGTAGAGATACCATTTCATCGAAAGACGCTAAGGTTACCGTCACAATTGACGGCAATGTTATTAATCTGATTGACTGTAAAGAATTAAAGATTAACATCAAAAAGAACAAAGAAAAGGTTCAAGTTCTTGGCGATCACTGGACTAAGCACAAAACCACTTCTGTTGATGGTACTGGTACTTTAGGTCAATATGTAATTAACAGTAATTGGTTGAAATATGGTATTCCTTACACTCAAAAAGAGGGGGACTTATACTTTACGATCACTTTTTCCATCGAAGACCCAACTTCAAGAGCTGGTAAGCAAATTATTCAACTTGATGAAGTGAACTTGGACGAAATTCCAGTGGCAGATTTTAAAGCAGATGATACTGTAATGGATACTTCGGCAGATTTCACTTTTGAAGGCATCCACTTAGTACAATCTTTTGATGGTATTCAGTAAGGAGAAAAATAAATGGCTGAAAATTTTAATGTAGAAGATTTTATTAATGTAGAAAGTCCTGTAAAGGAAGAAGAAATAAAGATCAAGCGCTTTAAGGTGCCTTTTAAAATTCGCTCTTTAACTGCAAAAGAAGTGAGCGAATTAAGAAATGATTCAAAAGAAATTCAATTCAATAAATCAACTAGAACTTCTCAAAAGGTTTTAAACCAAGATAAGTTTGAAAACAATTTAATGGCTGCTAGTGTTGTAGTTCCTAATTTGAAGAATGAAGAACTTCAAAAGCATTATGGCACTTATGGTGATCCTGCAGGTACACTCGAAGCAATGCTTTTAGCAGGTGAATATAATGCATTAGCTGAAAAAGTATTAGAGCTTTCAGGTATTGATGCTAATAATGATAATGATTTAGTTGCTGAAGCAAAAAACTAATTAATAATTCAGTTGGTGATTTTTCAATTTATAACTATGTTCTTAACAAATATCATTGGACACCAAAACAATGGGCAGATCTAAATGAAAGAGAAAAGACACTAGTTGTTGCATCAATTGAATTGAGGCTAGAACAAGAAGAGGAAGAAAGAGAAGAAAGTAAAAGAGAGGCAAAGTCATAACACATTGAAATGATATGTGAGAGGCTTAGCCTCTCTTTTTTGTAGAACTAGAAAGGAGGTAATATATGCCAGAAATAAGTGCAACGATTAGAGTCGTTGATGCTTTTAGTAATCCATTAGATAAATTGGCAAATGGACTTTCAAGAGCACAATCAGGTTTTAGCAAATTGAAAGGCGCGCTAGGTGGAAATATGTTTGGTAGCGCTGAAAAATCGAGTAGTGGCTTGTTCAAATCTATGGCTGGTGGTGTTGTGGTAGGCAACATGATCAGTAAAGGCATGAGCTTGGCTGGTGCTGGAATTAATTCAATGCTGGGAGAACTTAATGAAGCATCAACTTCGTGGCAAACGTTTGAAGGAAACATGCACCAATTAGGTGCTTCAAATACTGAGATCAATAAAGCTAAAACCGAAATGCAGCAATTTGCACAACAGACAATTTATAGTGCTTCTGATATGTCTAGTACTTATGCTCAGTTAGCCGCAGTCGGTACTAAAAATACTGCTCAATTAGTTAAAGGTTTTGGCGGTTTAGCTGCAGCTTCTGATAATCCACAACAAGCCATGAAGACTTTAAGTGAGCAAGCCACTCAAATGGCAGCTAAGCCTAAAGTTCAATGGCAGGATTTTAAGCTGATGTTGGAACAAACACCGGCCGGTATTTCTGCTGTTGCTAAAACAATGGGTGAAAGTACTACACAACTTATTAAAGATATTCAGGATGGCAAAGTTAAAACTCAGGATTTCTTAAATGCTGTTGCTAAAACTGGTACCAATGCTAACTTCTCTAAGATGGCTACTCAGTACAAAACAGTTGGTCAAGCAATGGATGGTTTAAAAGAAACATTAGCCAATAAACTTCAACCGGCTTTTGATAAAGTCGGAAAAATTGGTATTAAAGCCGTTGAAGGCATTACTGATAAGATCGGCAATATTGACGGTGAAAAATTAGGAGACAACTTAGTTAATTTCATTCAAAATGCTAAAAGCAAGTTTGATGAATTTAGAGAGAATTTCTCTAACGGTTTTGCCAGCTCATTTAATATAGATGGCTTTAGAAACATGATAACTGCTATAGGCAATGCTATTAACAATGTTAAAAATGCTTTTAGTGGAGTAGGTAGTTCACTTGCTAATTCATTAGGTAGTTTATCTGGTAAAGGGCTAAATGGAATTAGTTCAATAATTACTAATATTGCTAATGCAATAAGCAAAATGAGCCCTGGCCAAATAAGAGCAGTGGGTACAGCAATTGCTAGTTTCGCTGGAGCATTAACTTTATTAAAAGGAGCTAGTTCTGTAGCTGGAACAATCTCTAATATCGCATCTGGATTAAGTGCTATTAAAGGCGGCTTTGGCACAGCTTTTAGTGGGATCAAAGAATTGCCTAAGGCTTTTTCAAGTATTGGACAAGCTAAAAATGATATAGCTGGTTTCTTTTCTATTTTAAAAGATGGTGCTAATGCTGGTAGTGTAACTCACTTTGCTGATATGCTAGGTGGCTCAAAATTCGAAGCTGGTATAGGTGATATGCTGGCTAAAGTTAATGGTATTAAAACAGCTTTTGCTTCTTTAGCGCCAGCTATAGCCGGTTCTTTCTTACCAATTGCAGGAATTGTTCTAGGTATATCCACAGTTGTTGCTGGTGCAGTAATGGCATGGAAGAGCAATTTCCTAGGGTTTAGAGATACTGTTCAACAATCATTCAGCAATATTGGTCAAGTATTAGGTCAAACTTTTAGTAATCTGGGTCAAGTATTTGCACCAATAAGGCAGGCTTTTAGTCAAATTGGACAGGCTTTAGCTCCTGCATTACCTGCTATTAGACAATTTGTTACAGCACTTGGTGCCGTGGCTGGTACTGGTGCATTACTAGGTTTATCGATGATAGTAGATATTTTCAAAAACATTGTAAGTGGAGCAATGGCGGCTGGTAATGCTATTAAAGGTGTTGTTTCTGTAGCTAAAGGTTTAGGTGCTGCATTAAGTGACATTAAGAATGGTGATTTTTCATTCTCGGGTGTTAGAAAAAACTTTGCTGATGCTGGCAAAGCTTTTGCAGACGCAAGAAAAAACTTCCATCCGTTTGATTTTTCAACTACTGAGAAGACACTTAGCGCTGCAATTAATAATGCTAAAAAGTCCTTCGGTAACAGTAAAGTAAAAATGAAAGCAGATGTAGATACCTCAGGTATTAACAAAAAAATGAGCAGTGTCACAAAGAGTGGCAATCATAAGATCAAAATTGGTGCTAAGGCTGATTTAAGTTCTGTTAATAAACAAATTAGTTCTATTTCTAAGAAACAGATTTCAGCACCAAAAGTTAAAGCACCTAAAGTACCGCAACCTAAAATGCCTAAAGTCAAAACTATGCCTGCACCTAAGATTAAAACTCCTAAAATACCACGACCAAAAATGCCTAAGCTTAGAACAATTCCTGCTCCTAAAGTTCAAAGACCTAATATGAGCGGGGTTGTTTCTGCTGTAAGAAGTGGAATGAGTAGAGCCGCTTCAGCTGCAAGAGCTGGTGGTGCGCAAATCAGTGCCGCTGTTCGTAGTGCACTTAATCAAGCTGTAGCAGCTGCAAGAAGTGCCGCTGGGGCAATGCAAGTCGCCGGTGCCATGATTGGTGCTGGTTTAGCCGCTGGTATTCGTTCTCAAATTGGTGCAGTGGCTGCCGCCGCCAACGAGTTGGTAGCTCAAGCTAATAGAGCAGCTAGAGCCGCCGCTCAAATTCACTCACCTTCTAGGTTATTTGCTGAAGTTGGT